AGATACGTCTTTGGTCACATGATAATTTTGGCGAAGATCTTATAATTAATATAAAAGATGGTGGGTTATTTTACTGGGACAAGAGTTTAGGATTAGCTAGTCGAGGTGTTGAGTTAAGTGCTACTAGCACATTTAGTGGAGAAAAAAGTGTTCCTACTGTAGCTAAACAAGTACTAGTATCTGATATAGATCGTCATGTAATAGCTTTTGGTTGTGATGGTGTCGGTGGAAGTTCGTCTGCACCACAAGGTGATGGTATACAAGACCCATTGCTCATTAGATTTAGTAGTCAAGAAAATCCAGTTGACTGGTTTCCAACTACAACAAACACCGCAGGTGATTTAAGGTTAGGTGCAGGTTCTACTTTTGTACAAGCCGTGGAAACAAAAAGAGAGATTCTAGTTTTTACAGATAAATCATTACACTCCATGCGTTTTATTGGTCCACCATTTACTTTTGGTATATCACAGTTAGCGTCTAATATTACAATTATGTCCTCTGCATCTGCTATTGCTACAGAAGATGTTGTATATTGGATGGGTATTGATAACTTTTATGTTCACGCTGGACAGACTGCACAGTTACCTTGCACGGTAAAAGATAAAGTATTTTTGGATTTTAATCTAGCACAACGAGACAAAGTTGTGTCTGGTATTAATTCAGAGTTTGGAGAAGTTTGGTGGTTTTATCCATCTGCTGACTCTAGTGAGTGTAACAAATATGTTATATGGAATTACAACGAAAAAGTTTGGTATTATGGATCTTTAACAAGAACAGCATGGCTTGATAGAGGAATTAGAAACTTTCCAATAGCAGCAGGTGGTGGATACATATTTAATCATGAATTAGGCTTTGATGATGATGGAAGTGCAATGACTTCTTTTGTAGAAACATCGCCTATGGATATAGGAGATGGAGAAAAGTTTGCTTTTATCAAAAGAGTTATACCAGATTTAACTTTTACTGGCTCTGTTACTGGTAGTTCTCCAAACGCTACTTTTACAGTAAAAGCAAGAGACTTTCCAGGCGAAGACTTTTCTCAAACTGGAACTGGAACCACTACTAGAACGGCAACAAATCCAGTTGAAGCGTTTACAAATAAACTTGACTACAGAATTAGAGGAAGATCTTTTGCAATAAGACTTGATTCTAGTGCATTAGGGTGTAAATTTAAAATGGGAACACCAAGAATTGATATTAGAGAGGACGGTAGGAGATAATGGCATTAGTAGGCGTACCAGCACCTAGATTACCAGAGCCACCAGAACAGATAACAAGAGAATATGTGGAAGATTTAGTTCGTACTTTGGAAATATTTATATCACAAGAGAGAAATCCTGGTGAATTAAGGGCAACAAAAATAACATTGACTGATTTACCAACAAGCTCTAGTGGTTTAGAAGTAGGTGCTTTGTTTAACGATAGTGGTACTATTAAAATTGTTACATAAATGGTATAGTAGATAAAATGGGTATATTTAAAAATGTCACAAAAATATTAAAAAAAGCAGCTCCAATTATTGGTGGTTCAATAGGTTTTGCCATAGCACCAGGGTTTTTGGGTGCGGCTCTTGGTTCAGGAATTGGTAGTCTTGTTGGAGGAGCTGATCCAGAAGATGCTTTAAAAGCCGCCGCTCTTGGTGGTATTGCTGGATATGCGGGTAGTAAATTCTTTGGGCCTACTGCCGAAGCAGTAAAAGGGACAACACCTGCAGCGTTTGGAATGGAGGCGGCATCATCGCCAACAGTTTCTGCTGTTTCAACAACACCAATGACATCACCTGGTATTTTAAGCAAAATAGGTGCTTTCGCTAAAGAAAATCCATTTACCACTGCTGGTATTGCAGGATTAGGACTAACTGCACTTGGTGGGTTAGAGGAAGAAGAGATAGGAGCTACAAAAAAAGAAAGACCTTTTCCAAAAGGTGAACCTAGACTGGGCATGGGATTAATAGACGGTAAGTCTTATAACTTAAATAATAAAGAGGAAAGAGACGAATATTTTAGGAAAGTTAGAGAAAAACAAGGTTTCGAAGAAAATGTAGGTATTATGGCTGCAGCTAGTGGTGGAGAGGTCGAGGGACCAGGAACTGGCACAAGTGATTCTGTACCAGCAAGACTATCAGATGGTGAGTTTGTCTTAACTGCTAAAGCTGTTAGAGGTGCTGGTGGTGGAGATAGAGACTTGGGTGCAGCTAGAATGTATGATATGATGTCAGAATTAGAGAGGGTCGCATAATGGCAACACAAACTGTAGATCAAACCCAAACCGTTAGACTAGCTCCGTTTCAAGAAGAGTTTTTAGCGGACATTTTTGCAAGTGCCAAAGCCTTAACTGGCGATGGTACACAAATGCCTTTTGCTAAACAACAGTTGGAAGGTCTGTCACAAGGACAACAACAAGCAATAGCAAATGCGTTAAGTGGAGTTGGTTCATTTCAACCTTTCCTCGATCAAGGCAGTGCAGCAGTACAACAAGGTATAGCAGGAGCAAGAGATGCAAGTTTTGATCCTACATCTTATCAACAATTTATGGATCCTTTTACAGAAGATGTCATTGCAAGGACTCAAGCAGACATTGCAGAAAAAGGAGCACAGCAACAACTTCAAGCACAAGCAAGTGCCGCTGGACAAGGTGCGTTTGGTGGTTCTAGACAAGCTATATTACAAGGACAGATTGCAGCCGATACAATGGATCAACAAGCAAGAACTGGAGCACAGTTAAGATCTGCTGGATTTCAACAAGCACAAAATTTAGCACAACAACAAGCTAATCAAGCATTGAGACAAGCACAACTAACTGGTCAGTTGGGTGTGTCACAAGCTGGTCTTGGACAACTTGGACAACAAATGGGTGTGCAAGACATTAATACATTGTTAGGTATTGGTGGACTACAACAACAACAAGGACAAAGACAACTTGATATAGATAGAGCGAATGACTTGGCACAACAAGCTCTGCCTTTTCAACAAGTTGGTTTTATGTCTGATATATTTAGAGGTGTCCCAGCATTACAGCAAACAACTTCAACAACCACACGACCTGGTCCAAGCAGAGGATCACAGTTACTTGGTTTAGGAATCGCGGGTCTTGGAGCAATAGGATCTGCTGGAGGATTTGGTAATTTCTTTGGGATTCAACCGAGGGCCGCATAATGAGCATATACGATAGACCAATGTTTCGTAAAAAAGGTGGAGCCACTGGGATTATGGCTAGTGGACCAGAGCTAATTAAAAGATCTAATGGTGGTGGCTTGAGTGTTCTTTCAAGTGCAAAAGCCAATCCTGTTTTAACTGGTGATAATCAGATAATACAAATACCACAAGGAGGAGGTACAATAAAAGTTCCTTTCTATGGACAAAAAAAGCCTACTAATCCTTTTAACTTAGAAATAGAAACTCCTGATTTTGAATTTGGTAGAGTCCCTCCAGTTACTCCCGCAAGTTTTGGTGCTATACCTGGAACTAATCCTGCTACAACTGTTGGTTCAGATGAAGAAGGAAATAAGACTGGAACTTTTGGTAAAAAAATTAATGAAAGCTCTAAAAAAATATTAGATAAAAAAGTTACAAAAAATGATGATACTATCGATGAAGGAACTGGTGATGTGTTTACTTCGGCAGAGGACGATCCTAATTTAGTTAAAGGAGGAGAAACTACTAAAGAAACAACAACAAAATCGTTTGACTTTAATGACGTAAATCAAAGAATACAAGCTCAGACCAGAGAGCTTCAAGATATATATAATAATTATGCTACAGATTTAGAGGATGTTAACTCTGCCACTTATTTGGGTAAAACTTACGAACAGCATCAAAAAGATTATTTTGAAGCTTTAAATAAAAAACCAGAAGAAGTTACTTTTGCAGATGTAAAAGATGCAGCTTTTGATATGCTTGGATACGACAAAGATAAGTTAGATGAAAATTTATCAAAAGATCAACAAGGTTCTATTTGGCTTAACATGATGAGAGCAGGTCTTGCTATGGCGGCAGGAGAAAGTCCAAACACACTTACTAATGTAGCAAAAGGTTTTAGTGTTGGTCTTGAAGGCTATGGAAGAGACATGAAGAATCTTAGAGATGATTACAGAGAAGATGTAGAAAAATATCAAAACACAATGTATAGATTGTTAAAAGATGAAAAGGCAGAAAGAGTGGCTATGAACGCATTAGATGTTCAAAGAAAAGCTGCACAGTTTAATATAGTTCAACAAACTCGTGGTGAAGCAAGAGAAGATTTGTTAAATAAATTAAACACAGAAGTTGCATTGAGAAAAATAAAATTAAATACCATGAGCACTCTTGCACAATTTGATCTTGAAAAATTTAAACTAGATAAATCTTCAGATGAATTTCAAAAAACATTAGAAATGTCAAAAGCAAAGATAGCTGCTATGTTACCAGACGAAATACAAGGAGCGATAGCTAGTGATCTTGTTCAATTAAAAGATCCAGATCAACCCGCTACAGCAGATAATTTAGAGTTGACTCCAAAAGGTATTCAAAGTCAGTTTGATTTAATTAAAGCATTAAAAGAAGGCAGTAAAAAATATCCAAGTGAGTCTATGCAAAAAATAGCTATCTCTGGTGGAACTGGAGGATACGGTATTTCTGCTACTGAAGGCACAGATTTGACAGAACAAATGAAAAGTGAACTTGGTGCAACCATTCAGAATTTACAGAAGTCAACCAGTCCATATCAAAAAGCATTAGATCCTACCACTTCAAACCCAAGTGCAGCGTTAAGTGCTTTGATCACTGAATACAGACCTTTATACAATAAATATAAAGGAAAGATACAACTTAACTATTTAGATTTACCAGAACAAATAAAGACTGCAATAGAAGAAGAAGACGCAGATACAATGAAAGTATTGCAGAGAAATAAATCTTTGTTTACTAACTTTGGTGCAGATTTCGGTTAATTAAATGTTTACTTATAATGTTGATGGAAAAAACTACACTTACTCAAAAGAGATAGGTCAAGAAGAAGCTGAAAGAAGAGTAAGACAGTTTGAAGAAAAAGTAGCAAAAGCTCAAAAAGGTGATCCTCAAGAGTACGAAGGATTTTTTACCGAGGCTGGTGAGGGTGTGCTTTCTGGTTTAACAAAAATACCAGAAGGTATCATATCAACTGGAACTTTAGTGTCTGACGCAATTAGTGGTGGCAATGCCACTGGTCTTGTTGAACAATGGTTTGATGGACTTAGAGAAGATCTTGGTATAGATCCTACAGGTGCAGCAGGTAAAGTTACAGAAGCGTTAGTGCAGTTTGGTATACCTGGTATTGCCGCCGCTTCTGCCGTGTCAAAGGTGGGACGAGTAGCACGAATTATGAGAGGTCAGCCAAGAATGGCTGTAAAAAACCGTAAGATAGAGTCTTATCAATTAGGAACTAAATTAGGTGCTGTCAGAAAAGGACGAGATCCTTTTACTATGTTTGAGAAAAAACCTACTGTATTTGGATTACCTGGTAAAGTCAGAACCAAAGCACAAAAAGTAGGTCGATACGCTACCATGTTAGGTGCGGCTGGTTTAGCAGATGCTGTAGTTTCTACAGATGATACTCAAACATTAGGAGATTTTTTTGATGCTGGTCCAACAAATACAGTTGATGCAGTCGGCATGGATGGTCAAGAGAGAGCTTTTGCAAAAATAGCAAATAAACTTAAAGTTGGTCTTGAGGGTGGAATAGCAACAGGTGTCATTCCTCCAGCATTAGGTGCTTCTTTTACAGTTCTAAACAAAACTCTCGGTGCAAGACCAGTGGAAGGAATAAGAGCTTTAAATGAAAAAGTCGGTAACATAGCAGGTAAAATTCTTCCAGAAAATACAACAGTTTTAGATATAGCTAGTGGCATGACAGTTCCTTTAGCTAGAGGCATGATAGATACTGCTAAAAGATCTATTGCTAAAAGAGAGGACTTACTTACCAAAGATCCTCAACAACTATCAACCTTGTCTGGTTTTATTGCTAAAATGGAATCTTTGTTAAGATACAGAGGTTTTTTAGATCCAGTTGTTGCAAGAGCTAGATCTTTAATTAATCCAGAAGTAGAAGGCAATATTAAAATTGCCAAACAAAAAATGCAAGAGATCGATAAAAAAATTACTGAAACTTTAAAGAATCCTCGTTTCACTGGATTACCAGATCACAGTAAAAGAAAGTATGTAGATAATTTTATGGATGTCTTGGAGGGAGCAAGAAAAAATCAAAATTTACGAGGCTTGTCACGCAATCAACAACAAATAGCAAGACAAAAAGCAAACAAGATTGTAGATTTACCAGATGAATTATACACTTTATATGTAGATGCGGCTAATATGATTAAGAAGTTATCTGATCAGTTTGTAGCAAGTAAAGTTATTCAAGATCTACCAGATGATGCAGTTATTCAAGGCAACCTCACTAGAGCTCAATTTGAAGCTCAAGTTGAAAAAATGATGAGAGAGGGAGGATATTTAAGAAGATTATACAGAATATATAATGACAAGAATTATAAGATACAACCTCAAGCAAAAGAAGCAATCATACAGAAAATTATTGCAAGAGAAGGCACAGATTTAGGACACATAAGAGGTATCTTATCTGAAACACCGATGAGAATAACTGATCAACAAATGGACGATATTATTCAAGGTGGTGCAAGTCTTTCAAGACAACAAGCAGAGGCATACATAAACAAAGTAGTGGCTAATGCAAAAGCCAAAGGTGGGAACAGAGGTATTGGTCTTAACAGATTGTTTCAAACAAGATTGGACACAAGTTTAATTAATAAAAGAAAAGTAGACAGTCAAGTTTTAAGAGAGATACTTGGTGAGGTTAGAGATCCAAGAGAAGCTTTTATATCTACTGTGTCTGAGCTATCTAACTTTGTTGCAACAGATAGATTTTTATCGTTGTTCAAACAATCTGCCGATGCAAACATAGCTTCAGTTGCCGCGAGAAACGCAGCACGAGCCACGGAAGTTGGAGCGACTCCTGAAAAACAACTCTTTTTTAAAATGGATGATGAAATCATAAAATATATAAGAGAAAGAGCAACTACCTATGATGTTGATCCAAACCAAATTAGTAGAATAGGTCAACTAGACCAACAACTTTTAGGTAAAGCTTTAGATGATTGGTTAGAAGATAATCCTAATCATGTAATCTTGGGACGTTCTGGAGAGACAACTGTAGCAAGAGATGCTTATTCTCCTGGTGCTAATCAAACAAGCAGTATTTATGGAACTATGTTTGGCTACGCAATACCTAGAGTTATGTTTAATAATTTAAGTAATCACATTTGGACAGATGCAGACACTATGCCTACATTACTTAGAAAAACTTATGGTTTTATGCAAACACTGAAAGGTGCTACACAATATGCAAAAACAATTTTATCTCCTTTAACACAAGTAAGAAACGTAACATCCGCTTCTGGATTTGCAATAGCTCAAGGTAATTATGGCAAGGGAGCTAGTTTAGGATCTTCGTTTAACATAGTTTTAAGAGATGCAATCGACAAAGAACTCAAGACAAAAAACATGACTTTTTTAGATTTACAAAGAGATAATCAAACTCTTGACTTTCTTGTAGAAATGCAAAAAAGAGGTGTTATTGGTAGTTCGGCACAATTAAGAGAGATACAAGAAAATTTAAGAAAAGGTTTAGGATACGAAGGCACTGGTGGTTTTGTTCAAGGTTTAAAAGAATTTGATCCTAGAGGAAAACAACTTACACAAGGGCAGAGAGCTGATAAACAATTAGGTAAATCAGATCCTACTTTTGATGCAGAAAAAAGAAGTAAGCTTGGACAGTTTTTTAGAGGGCCTCTTGGTTTTGCAGAAGATTTGTATAGAGGTGGTGATGATGTTTGGAAGATATACAACTACTTATTTGAGCTTCAGAAGTTTAGAAACGCTAGAAGAAAGATGCAGTCGGCTGCAATAACAAAAGTAAAAAAACAACCAATAGGAACACAAGGTAGAACATTTGATGATCTAAATAAAGAGCAACAAAATAGTTTAATCGCAGGTGCGGTAAGAGATGCAGACAAAGAGTTTGGTCGTTATATAGGAGCTAAACCAGATGCAGTTGGGGATGAGCTTGATGAAGCATTTAAACAGTTTACAGCAGATAATATTCGTAACTTAGTTCCAAACTACGAACTTGTACCAGATATTATAAAAGGATTAAGAGGATTACCTCTTGGTAACTTTATTGCTTTTCCTGCAGAAATTTTAAGAACTGGATTTAACACATTAGATGTTGCTATGAAAGAACTTGCTAGTGATAGTGCTGCAATAAGAGAGATAGGAGCAAGGAGATTAACTAATTCTTTGTTCACATTTAGTGCGTTGGGAGATGGACTACAAAGATTTGGTCAAATGATGACTGGAACTTCAGACGAGGAAGTCGATGCAATCAATAGATTATCTGCACCTTGGCAAAGAAACTCTGTGTTGATACCAGTAGGTAAGGATGAAAAAGGTAATCCAGAAGTTATAGATTTTAGTTACACGAACCCTTGGGACATGTTATCTAAACCCTTCCACACAGTTTTTAGATCGTTACGAGAGGGATCAAGATTACAAAAATCTGATTTTGCTAACATTAGAGGAGCGGCATTTGATTCTCTAGCTGAATTTTTTAGTCCTTTCTTTGAAGTATCTATGATTTATGATGCGGCCCTTGATGTGTTACCAAAAGAAAGTGCTTTAGGACTTGGAGTTGGAAGAGGAGGACGAACTCGTTCTGGTGCTAAAGTTTACAAAGAAGGTGATGGTTTAGGGTTGTCCATAGAAAAAAGTATAATACATCTTCTTGACACTCTTAAACCAAACATTATTCCGATCAGAGTTCCAACTGGTGCAGACCTTGGTATTACCAGAGGACAACCAGTTAAGTCTCCAGAACTTGGCAGAACTGCAAGAGGTCTTCTCTTTCCAGAGGGTGGAGAGTTTTTAGGATTTAATGTAAAAGCAGAGGAGCCTACTACTGGAAGAGAGTACACAAGATATGGTGAATTATTTAGAGCTTTTACTGGATTACAATCTCAAGTTATAGATAGAGACAAAATTGCAGAGTTTAAAGCTCAAGAGTTTAAAGGACTTAGATCAGAGGCAGCCACATTATTTACTGATGCTTTACGATTAGAAGACCCATCAAAAGAACAGATGTTAGAAGCATATCTAAGAGCAGATGACGCTAGGCTCAAGGCATTTAGAGAAATGAAATTAAATTATGATAGTTTAAAACAATTAGGTTTTACTAATAATAAGATTGCTAGAATATTAAGAGAGAAAGCTGGTATAGGAAAAAAAGAAATATTTTCTTTGAGAGCAGATAAATACATACCGTATTTACCAAGTAAAGAAAGATTGGGTGCTGCTATTAGAAAAGGAATTAAAGTTCCTTACTCTACTATCATGAGATTATACAGAAAAAGATTTGGAATGAGATTGACTCCAGAACCTAAAAAAGAGGTTTCACCACCAACTGTAAATGATTTTTTAAGTCTAACAAACACTAAATCAAATCCTAATTTTAAAGTTAATCCGTTAAACGAAACTCAAAAACTACCAGAACAGACAACAAGAAGGACCACAGAAGATCCAAATATAAATGTAGCAACGGTTACAAATCAACTTCTCAACCCTTCACCAGAGAACAGACAAATAGCAGAATTTCTAGGTGGCAACCCAGAACAAATATTAAAGAACATGGAAATAGCAAGGAGAACTGGATGAAACTTTCAGCAAATTTTAGTTTAACAGAGTTTACAAAATCGCAAACAGCAGAACGAAAAGGTATTGACAATACACCAGAGGATCACCATATCGAAGCTATGGAACAGTTGTGTCACGCTGTTTTAGAAGAAGTACGATATCATTTTCAAAAACCTATGGTTATTAATTCTGGGTATCGCAGTGTGGATTTATGTGAAGCGATTGGATCAAAATCCACTAGTCAACATGCAAAAGGTCAAGCGGCTGATATAGAAATACCAGGTGTCGATAATTTAAAAATTGCTAAATATATACAAGACACTCTAGATTTTGATCAATTGATCTTAGAGTGCTACACTGGAGATCCAAGTTCTGGTTGGGTTCATGTCTCGTACAATAACAATGGCGAAAACAGAAAAGACGTGCTTACTTATGACAGAACAAATGGCTACAGAAAAGGATTGATTGCATGATAAAACCTGGGCCGCTAAAAGATCACTTAGATGCAGATCATGGTGATATGGTCATTAAACAAGAATTTATAACAATTAAAATTGTTGACGGTGTTATTATTAGAGAAGTTGTGACAAGAAACTTTGAATGGAATGGTAATTATATTGACCACAAAGAAACAGAACCCATAGTTAATCTAGAAATAATTCCAAAACATATGTTAAATTAATGGCTACACTAATTTGCAATCTCCCATCAATTGATGTATGGGTTAGAAAAGAATATTTAAGAGATCATGTTGACGGACATGGAGAGTTTGTTAAAGGTATTTGGGTCACAGCAAAGTCGATTCCAGGTAGAGCGTTTTATTTCGAAACTTACCTTCCTAATTATGGTGCTCTTTACGATAAGCTACCTATTTCTGCATTCGTTTCTGACCCAGTTGTCCCTACTCCAGATATGGATCTTTATAATCTTCAGTTTTGGAACTGCATGGACTATGGCGTGGTTTCTGTTTCTAAACAATTTATAGGATCTATGGATTTTGAAGTGTATACGAGAGATCATGGAATACTAAAAGGTAGTTATGTGGCAACATTAGATAACTATCACGAGAATGTAGATTCAATTGATTTTTCTACAAGTGAAAAACCAGCAGAGCATAAGTCACATAACATCATAGAATTAGAAAACGGTCAGTTTTGTTTGTATCCAAACAATAGAATGAGAGTATACGACAACTCTCTTACACCAGATCAACCTCTTCAACCAGACTTTAAAGTTAGCACAGAAATCTATCAAGTAGAAAATGGACAGAAGTTTAGATTAGGGGATACTGACGAGTATTTTTGGAAAACAAAAGACGAAGATAAAAAAAATTAGGCTCTCAGACGCTCACAGAGAGGCGAAACAATCTCCTCTAGTATGATTACACCTAAAAATACGTTTTCTTTTGTATGCTTTTATAATCGCCACTATCCAACTTCACCCCAGTTTTGACCCATTTCAGCGTCAACTTCAAAGGGAATCTTAAGATCTGGTATACAATTAGACATAATGTCTTTTATTTTATCTGAATCATCTTGATTTGATATACTAAAACAAAGTTCATCATGTACAGTTAACATTGGACACAATCCTTCTTTGTAACAATCAACCATAGCTTTCTTAGTTTGGTCGGCACTCGACCCTTGAATCAGTCTATTCAATGCCTTGTATGTAAATGCTCTTCTTATTCTGCCTTTACCACCATATTCCGCTATAGCCTCTTTCATTGGAAGTGCTTTATTGTATTGATATGAAATAGGTTCGTACATATTAAATCTACATTTACGACCTAACCAAGTTCTAATTACTCCACTATCTGCTGCTCGTCTCATAGCTTTTTCTGAAACTGATTTTAGAAAAGGAACTTTATCATTATATTTATCTAATAGACTTGTTGCCTCTTCGACAGATAAATCGAGAATGTTTGCCAACTTACCTTTACCCATACCATACATCAAACCAAGATTAACTGTCTTCGCTTGTTTTCTAGGTATACCAGCAATGTCTGCAACGATTTGATGAAAGTCAGCTTGACCCTCTTGATACAACTTTACAACATCATCAATTTGTGGATGTCTATCTATACCTGTCAAGGTGGCACAATAATGCACTAGCCATCTTGGTTCTTGTGAGGCATAATCAAAAGAACCCCATTTGTGATCTTCCTCTGGAATAAACAAACCACGGATTAATTTTTTTATCTCTGGATCTCTAGCAGGAATCTGTTGTAAATTGGGATTGCTAGAACTGAAGCGGCCCGTTACTGTGCCGCCTCCGTCAGTACGAAGAGGATGAAAGTCACAATGTATACGACCATTATGAGAGTGTTCAAGAATAGTATCAACAAAAGTAGTGTTTGCTTTATTTATCTCTCGAATCTTTATAATCTTTTTTGCAACTGGATGAGAATGGTTAGCAAGAAATTGTTTTGTAAACGCGGGAGACCCGGACTTTTCTGTGCGAGAATAAGAAAGTCCCATAGCATCAAAGACCTTTGCTACAGATGTGGCGACCCAAGGTTCCATCGTAACTTTTGTTTCAGAGGCTATCTCATCAAGTAAATCTTTTTCTAATTTTGTTAGATATTGTTTTACTTGTTGAGCCTTATCTAAATCTACACGGACACCTTTTGTTTTCATGTCTAACAATACTGGAGTCAACTGTGTCTCTAAATTAAATATACTGGTACACTCTTCAGAAACAATTCTATCTTGCAAAATGTTCCAAAGTTTTAAAGTTATCGAAGCGTCTTGTTCTGCATACGCACCAACATATCGAGGTGGTAATCTCCACATTTCAGATTTTGGATCTACACCAAACTCTTCTGCCGCACCTTTCAACATCTTTTCATCTTTATATATTTTTAAATAATCTCCAGCAACAGAGTTTAAATTATAGTATCTTCTGTTCTCGTCTAATATTGGAGCTGCTATCATTGTGTCCCTAATTTTACCCTTAACCTCTATATCCACAGATCGTAACCACCCTAAGTCATACAGAGCGTTGTGAAACACAAATGTTTTTGTAGTATCAGAACATAAATCTTTTAACCAACCAAGCACTGGTCTTTTAGGCATATTTCCAACAGTGTGTGCTATTGGAAAATACCAAGAGCTATCTCCCGCCGCCACGGCTATGCCTATAATGTGTCCATCTTTTCTACACCATCCAGGCCCAAGCTTTAACAGATTCGAGTCTTTAGTTTCTAAATCTATCGCTATGGTATCATACTGTGACAAGTCTGGAATAGTCTGTGGAGGTGTCCAATCAGAGTCAGCATTACCCCAAGAGATATCTCTTATGTCTTGTTCTAGCAAATGATATTGCTCATTTGTCATTTATTATTTCGCCTCCCAGTGCAGCATATCCTATAATATCTACCCAACTGTCGTCTTTGTTAATATCTTCAGCTAATCTTGCCACTTTTACGCCTATCATACAAGCCACTGCTTCCTCTGGAGTTATAGGCTCTTTTAATTTTTTTTCTAATAAAATTGACCATATGTCAGCTATCCTTTGATGATTCTTTTTTACCGGCCCATAATCTTTTGCTCTTGGCCCATTAATTAATTTTTCTGTTTCTTTTAAAAAATATTCTCTGTTCTTTTTCATAATTCAAATCCGTATTGTTGTTGTGATTCTATTAAATGTAGTGTTTTCTTTGCACGAGTCATCCCCACATAAAAAACTCTATATTCTGGGTCTTGATCCCATTGTTCTGTACAAGCTCTCGTTGAGTCTAACAATAGAGCTACGTTATCCGCCTCTCCACCTTTGGCTTTGTGTATTGTCGATACACGGATCCTCGGAGCTTTCGTTAGTATCCTCTCCCCTCTCTTTCTGACAGATACTATGTAAGCCACCTCTTGTTCCGATACTTTCAGAACTTTCTGCCAAGGTGTTTCTGATGTCGCTTTTAGATTGCAGTTGTTTATAATATCTTGAAGAGTATAGTTTTGATCTGATTCTAAAGAGGCTAGAAGTTTTCTGCCCGCCTTTGTAATAAGATCTGGATGTATTAGTTTTGAAAATGGGAGTAACTCTTCTGCTGTCAATTCTTCCCCTTTGCATAGTTTAAGCCATACCTCTATTGCATTCAAAACATTTGGTGATATAGACCAACCAGTGCCTTCTCTCCAGAAAAGATGTCCATCTTCTTTCAAACGTAAACATACTTTGTTTACTAAATAATTTGTTCTTGCAAGTATTAACCATTCGCCACTTGTTAAGTCTACATCAAGTATATCACGATACCAAGAAACAAATCCATTGTGGTTTTGGGGTTGCCATTTTTTATCTTCTCTGATTTTAACTTTTCTTATAAGTAAGTCTGCCATTTTATGTATTTCAATTGGTACACGAAAAGATTTTTTAAGAACTCTTTTATTTGGACTGGCTCCTAAAAATCTTTTTACATCTACACCCATCCAACCATAGATCGCTTGATCATCATCACCAGCATAGAAAACTTCTTTTGAATTAGGAACTAATACTTCCTTGACCATTCTCCATTGCAGAGGCACAAGATCTTGTGCTTCATCTATAATTAATAAATCAAACTTTGGTGATGTGCCTTCCCTAATAAATCGTTCTATCATATCGATAAAATCTAATTTACCTTTTGCTCTTTTGTATTTCACATAAGCATCATTCAACAACTCTAGTTGTTGCACTTGTAGTTTTGAACTCCACTCCTCTGGCGTATCCCAGTTTTGTTTAAACTCATCCATGACTGGCACTTGTTTAACTCTTGCCATTTGAATGATAGACATATATTTATCTCCACCTGCACCGATAGAAAACAAAGGACCGTCCTCTATATTTAATGTTTGTGATGATCTAAAATCTATACCTACGATCTTACCTAGCTCGTTATAATCAGATCCTCTGAACACATCTCTTGTATTTAAACCAAGCCATTGAAAGGCTAAACTGTGTAAAGTTCTAAAATACTGTAAACTTTTATTATCTAATTGTAAGTCAAGCCAAGCACGATCTCTAGCTTCTGTAGCTGCTTTTCTACTAAAAGAAAAGAATCCTATCTTATCTGGAGCCGTTCCAGCAGACATTCTATCCTTGACTATATTAATTAATGTTGTTGTTTTCCCCGTTCCAGGAGGCCCAAATATCGTTGTTTCATTCATTAGAATGGTGACTCCTCTTGTTTTATCTCTATTGGTTTTATCTGTACTTCTGCTCCAAACTCTGGTATCCACCAAACTCTAACAGACTTCCATTTACCTTGTGATGTTTGAAAGTTTTTAATGACAGAACTATCTCCATTATTTATTTCTTTTATTCTCTCTTGCACTTGTGCTCTTGTATAATTATCAAACTTTCTTCCTCTCAAAAAATCCATAAGAGATTCTAATCTAAAATATGTTTTAGATTCTTCTACCTCTGTAAAAGGTTTGCCCAACACTACCTCTTCAAAACTTTGTGCTTGAACTCTTCCAGTGCAGTATAATTCTAATAACGACATGAACTGACCTTTGTATGTAAGTTCTTCTGGCACACTTATTTCATTACAATTTTCAAGAAGACCGTTGACTTGTCCTTCCCAATCAGTGTCTTTCATCTTTGGTGGCATAAAATTTA